AAAGGCCGCCCAACCTTGGTTGACCGAATACTGAGTACCGCTCCAACTGTTTTGGCCTTCAAGAATTGTAACCTTATCCCAACCTAAGGTCGCGAGGGCGGTAGTGATCGACCATCGGGTCCCACGAAAGCGATGCAGCTGGATCGCCATCTTGATTAGCGCGCGCTCCGCCCCGATCGCCGCACCCTGGTCAGCGCCCGTAACCGAGGGCCCCTCAGTCAAGGTGTCTATGTCTATCAGGGCGTCGACGTTGGTAATTGTGTCGACACTTTTAATGACCGGCGCGACCGTCTGCCATAGTGGCGACAAAATATCGAACTGCCACGCCAAGAATGGCAGTGCGCTCGCCGGCACAGAATCAATTCGGTAGACAAGCATCGGGGTCAGGTCTATCTCACCGAGTCGCGCGATCAGGTCCATGAGAGCGCGGCTGCGGTCGTCATTGATCGACGGCGGAATTTGAAGCTCGGCCATCAGTTAATCCTACCGCTAGAATGTCAACTCGACGCGGCTAGCTATGTTCGCCGCTCACGGATTGTGCGAGCGTTATGTTCGTACAGTTGGCCCATTGGCCGGCCGTCAACTGCGTATACGCCGGCGAATTAAGCGTCACCTCGTAGACCCCTGGGACCGACAACGCCGCGATGATTTGGCTTGGAACGATGTCTCTTTGAATCTTCGATGCTAGCTGGATCGCGAAATGTTGGACGGCGGTGGCAGCCGCACCCATTGTGAGATTCGGATCCGCATCCGAATACAAGGTGACAATGGCATTGATCTGGTAGTCGATTTCACTCACTGCCGACGTCACAACGGTATCAGTGAGCGGGCGCACTGTGTCCGAATTGAGTGCCGTCTGTACTTTGCTGAGTAGCGCCGGACCTGCAATCGCGCTTGCATTCGGCGCAGCCGCCGGTTGCAGCGTCACCGGGCCGGTGAGTACGTAGACATTCACCGTGCCGGGAGCGGGGCTGGCGATCTGCACGTCAATGATCGCGGGATCGACACCTAGAGCAAAGAATCGGTACGCGCCGGCGGGACCTGCGGAACTGTACTGATTAGGCGCGGCCTGGATTCGAGCGCGCAGATGATCGTCGGTTTCGGGCGCCGAGCCGCCGGAACTGGTACTGCTGTTGGTCGCTCCCGAGAGCAGCGCGCTAGGGCTCAGCAATACATTGATCTGTCCGGGCAAAAAGCCATTTCCGGCAGGACCGGCCACCGTGGCCGTGGCATTCGCAGTCACGCTCTGTGCCCCAGCTATGATCAGCGCATCAGCGTCAGTGACGAATACCGTCTGACCATCATTACTACCAACCCGAGTTCCCGCCGCAACCGTGTAGTCGATGGAAATGGGGCTAGTCAGAGTAAACCGGATCGTCGTGTTAGCTGATTGCGCTTGTAACCGTGTGACCCCAACCAAGCCGCCGAGATAGTCGATCATCGGAAAGATCGCGAACGCCAGCAAATTCTGCTGAGCGGCGTATTGTACCGCATTGCGCACCAGCGATTCCCGGTATGCAAAGAGGTCGATCAACAACCGCTCGACCTGAGCGGGTTGCAACGCTCGTCCAGAGGAGGACTCAAAAGTAGCAATCATCTCGGCCAGGATCAGATTCGGATCCGTGCCGGCCGCATCGTTGACAAACGCCGGTGCCGGAAGTGAAGGAATGCCCTGCCCCATCACGCACTCCCTGCGAAGCCAACTACTGTGACTCGCGACGTCGAAGAAGGACCAGCGAGTTTAAGTTGCCAGGTCACTCCCACATTTAGATGAGCTCCTGCCAAAGAAGTACTGTCGTTCGCGGGCGAAACACTTACGGACTCAACAACCACGCGTGGTTCCCACATCGCGATCGAGGCACTGACCTCATGCACGATGGATGGAATTGCCGCGCTGATTGGACTGTCTATATAGCGCCACAGGTCCGCGCCAAACGTCGGACGTAGCGGATCAGACCCTCGGGGAGTGGTAAGAATGATAGCTATGCATTGATCAATATCCTTGATGCCTTGAACCACCGCGCCAATCGCACCGAGTTCGAGAGACCAGTCGGCCGAAGCGATGTCCGCGAGAGTCATTGGACTAGAACTCATTACAGATCCTTGAAATAGCCTTCGGTTCGATAAGCCACGTGCCCGAGCTTAGCAATCATCACCGCTTTGTCTCTCGCTATCCGAGGTTACGGCAACAGCGGATGCACCGTCACCCCATTTGGTACAATGCTCACGTATGATGTGTCCGATCGCAGCATGATCCCGACTGGCGCGTCTATCGTCACAGTCGTGGCGACGCCACCGATAATCGAAAAAGCGTGAACCGCCGCATCATACCTAATAGTCGTCCCATCGTTGAAGTCGACGGCCAAGGAATGTGCCGCTGAGTCGTAACTAATCGCAGACTGATCCTCGAACTTCAGCGTTAGCGCGTGCGCACCACCATCGTATTGGATTGCGGTTGTGTCCTGAAACGTCAGAGCCAATACGTGCTCCGCCCGGTCATATTCCATCGAAGCTCCGTCCTTAAATCCCAGGTGGAACTTCTCCGCGCTTTGGATGGGAGTGCTATCCGCTTGCGAGTAGATGGCGCCAAGCACTACTCCGGCTTCATCTCGTTCATCCATCAAGCACACGACCTGCTCACCGATGTCAGGCAGCCAGTATGCCTTGTCATTCTGGGTTTTCGGCACGACTACGGGTAGCCAATAGCTAAGCATCTGATCGAACTCGTTGAACACAACCCGCAGCCGTGCCAACGAAGAATCTTGTTCTTTGACGATTCCGAGCCGAAGAGCCGCTCTAGAAGCCGCCCTTTTATTCGCATCCGTGTTACCGTAGACGCTAGAAGACATGGCTCACCTCCAGACGAGTTGTGTATCCATGTGCGCGATCGAGGCTATGGCGTGCCACCAGTATAAGGTAGTTGCCGTCAAACTCCCCGAAGCCAGCGAGGCCGATGGTGTTGCCCGAAGCCATAGCAATTGAGCCGGGCATCGTTAGCGTGGCCTCGGTGAAGAACAGGTTATGCGCGTGAAGAGCCGCCTGCGCCCTCAGAAGCGCATGCTGCCCATTTTCACATCGAGACACCAGTTTGAGGACATCCCCTGTCGGTATCGATGCGCTCGCCGCGGCGTTCTGGACGATCAACGATTTAATCGCGAAGTTTTGATAAGCGATTTCAGCGGCACGATAGGTGTTATGGGTTTGGTTGCGGAATTCAAAGCGCTCGAGATCCGTCCGGGTCAGGGTTTGGACTGGGGCGACGGCCTCGAGCGACGCCTGCGCGTAAAAGACCAGGATCGATCCGCGGACCGTAAAATCGTAGCCGTGCTCTAGTGCCAGGCGTTTCAGGAACGCCAGGTCTGTTTCATGCTTTTGTGTGATTCTCTGAAATGCAATGTCGATAACATCTGGAGTGCTGATCACCGCAAGGCCGTATTTTTCACCGATGCTCTGTGCTATGCCCAGCAGAGTCTGGTCTTCATAGCCCCTGCTATTGAACGTGCGCATAGCCGGAGTGATGAAAGCTGCGAGACATCGGATCACAAAGGTGTCCGGCGGGCCGGTCAGTTCCAGCTGGTCGATCTGAAATGTTCCGCACGGTAACAATCCTTCACCGCGGTATCCGATCGACAGACTGATCTCATCTCCCAGGGTCGGGTACCACGCCGCTTGCCATCGCTGATCATGATCTTCAATGACGAATTCGAGTTCGCTTGACAATTCAGAAAGATAATCCGTGTAGCTGACGCTCAGCAGCATCGCGGAAATGTCAGCCGTGATGTTGATCCCCTGATAAGCGAGGACCCACTCTGGAGATCGGACGGGGTGTGATATCGACAATGCCATACTTTCTAGAGTCGCTTAGGAGTTAGTGCGCTTCCATGGAGGCAAGTTTGCGGCGACCATATTTGTTTTAGATAGCAACGGAATGCTTACCGCCAACCCTGCCGCGAGAACCGGCTCGATCGGAATGCTCGGATTAGCCATCACAATGGGTCCAAACAGAGTCGGGTCGCCGTAGTAGTTCCAGGAAAGCAAATCCCACCTGTCGCCATCGGCACTTATATGAGTTATGTACTGAAGGCTACTCACTGCGCACTCCTGACTATGACGGATGCCGGCACATCATCGGCAAGCAGGATGGTACTGGTCTGTCCTGTTAGCGCACTTACTGCGGTGAGCGCTGAGATTCCGGTTGGAGCGCGTAAAGATCTCGCGTTACTACTCGAAACGCCTAAGGCGACAATAGCTATGGGGAGAAAAGGCGGAATCGGCGGCGCGGCGGGATCGAACTCGACCGGCGACTCGCATAGGCTGAGCCGTACCGTTATCGCGAACAAATCTCCAGAACCACTCATTTGGCGCGACACGGTATCTATTCGAGTGATGACAAAGTAACCTCGAAAGTCGCCGTTTCCAAAGATCAGAGGTAGCGCGATGTGCGTTGCGGCCGCCTGACGCAGAATTAGCAGACTGGCGGCAGGTTCGGTAAAGGATCGGTGTAGGAGCATCTCCAACCGAATTGTCATCAGGTCATCCGCTAGCCATTGCAGCCGAGGACGAGCCTGAACCACGCGGTGCTCCGCGTAGTCATAGCTGCGCGAGTCGCTAAATGCTTCGGGCGAGCCGACTACCTGGAAGGGAATATCTCCTAACACTGCAAACATTAGAATTCCGTTCTTTGACGCCGCTGCAACTCGCGGGACCATTGCTCGTAAAGAGCTTCTCGATGGCTTCGTAGAGCCTCGAGCAACTCGCCTTTTAGATCGGTCCGATCCTTCGGATTGACTATTATCGTGGGGCTGGAGTTGATCACTAATCGCGGCTCCGACCTACGTTCAGTTCTCTGCTGCTGAGGAAACGCCACTCCGACGCCAGTGCTATCTTTCAAAGGTGCGGCAAGCGTGGCCCTCGCGCCTGTGCGTATCAAAGCGAATAATCTCGCGAGCACTTCTTCGTTCTTTCGATTCAACAGAGTCACCGAACGCGCGAAGGCAAATGAAGCGGAAGCCAATGTGGCTGGAACTAAGCCGCAGACGGCCGCCGGCACTACCGCCACATTCAGAGTCTGAGGGAGCTCCAGGCTTCGATTCGGCGCCGCGATGACGCTCGGCAAGAGGCTAACTGCCCTGCCTAAGACTGATTTTACGACGGACTCGATTCTTGTTCGCCATGACATCAGGGAGCCATCGAGGATGTAAGGCGGGAGAGTCGACTCATTTGAAGATATGGGAGCCCCTACGATGCTCGACCCGAAGCCAGCACCTCGTAATGAAGTCGCTCTGCCCACGACGGAGTTGATGAACCGCATTCGCACACCCGTAGCCATAGTGGGTGCTGCGGCTATCTCCGTCCACCTCATCGCTTTAAGCAAACGGCCAACGGCTATGGCGAACGACGTCTCTCGATTGAAGCTTTCCTTGGTCGTTCTGCTGCTCGGCTCGCTCACCTGGTCCGAATCAACGATGCGGCCGCCAGTCCGCCGTATCTTTTCGTGGCCTGGTTCCAGAATCTTTGCTCCGGACAATTTGGCAAGGTGGAGGTGCCTCGCTTGACGGGCGTGTTGAAACGTCCGAATCCGATCGCTGAGACGTTTTCCGTGGGTCTGTACGATAGAAATGGCCGCTGCGAACCTTAAGATTCGCGACAGACTGCTATGATTGATGTGAGCGCTCATCAGTGTTAATTGTGTGTGAGATGTACCCTGCAAGACTGAGCCACTATCGTTATCTCGGAATCCGCCCGTTGAGTTGGTTATCGAGTATCTACCTTGAAGGGTCTCCGAAGTCAGATCTGCCTCTTGGAATTTTCGGTATCAGGTAAGCTCCACCATCGCGAGATAGCAACGATCCTATTAGCTCCCTCCGCCGGCGGTCTCTGCAACTGTGCGGTAGTAGTCGTTCACCGCCTGGAGCCAGTAGCTCAACTCATCGAAGCCCATCGCCGCCAGCTCTTCTACTCCGAATCCGAAGTGAACGAGGGCGGCGAAGGAGCCGGCGGAGGGCCCTGAAAATTTGCGCCCGCAACCTCGGACTGCAAGGCAAGCACATCATTGAGATCCATCGCGAGAAGGTCCTCGTAGAGGATCTTCTCGCCATCGATCTCGACCAGTTCGGCAATCAGCGCAAAGATGATCGCGGTAGGATCGCTCGACGTACCTACTACGCGCTGTGCACGCATCAGGTCGCGCCCGAAGCCTTTTCGGATGCTGGCGTTCTTGCCGGAAGGGAGGACCAGCAAATTCCGACCAGTCCGTTCGGCTTCGGACGCTCCCCGAAGCTTTACTCCGTTCACGTTCAAGTCATCTGAGCTCATCGCATTACGCTCCTCGGTCACTTGCAATGTTGTTGAGGTAGGCCGCGCGCGGAGCGACTAGGTCATCCGCCCAGATTCACGCGGAAGGTTGAAAGCTGATCGACTCCACCCACCACGTATACGTTGGCAAACACATCGTAGAGATATATTTGAGTCCCAGCTACGTATAGCTCGCAGTGGTACACGCTCACGGTAGAATTCGTCTCTACCATCGTCTGATGCTTGAGGCTTGTGGTGCCGGCGTCCTTGAATACCCCAGTCATCAGGTAGACCACGGGTAACTCGGCCGAACGGCCCTGGCTGGTGTACTGCTCCAGGCTTCCTCGGACCTGGAAAGAGTGCGTCTGGAACGGGCTAGCCGACATCGTTAAGGTCTCCGCGTCGAAGGAAGCCCATTTGATTTTCGCCTCGAGCTTGTCCACGCCGCTCCACAATTCGGCCGTACCGACCATCCCAAGCCCCTTGTAGTCAATCATGCGATGCCGGGGCTGCGGGATCCCGACCTCTTCTGCGCGTCCAAGCAAGCCGACTCCATCGATGTACACGTTGGCGTTGGCAAGCGAGTTGATCTGGATATTCATTCAACTACCTCAATGGTCTTCTAGCGATGCTTATGCTGTGGCTAAGGCAGACGTTGTCAATGCGTTGGTCTGACCGAGCTGTTGTAGTAGCGCAACGTCGATAAAGGTCTGGAAGGTCAGGCGCTCGGCCGGAGGCGGCGGCATTACGTCGATGTCGAACACCAACTGCCCAGCCGAAATCTGACTCGGTGGATTCATCGCCGGATCGTAGCTGGCACTAGCTGCCACCACCGCGCCGCGTTGGATCAGCGTTCTCAGAAAGGAATTCACTGAAGCCAGGATCGCGGTGATTAGTGAATTGGAAATCGGCTGATCGATGAACTGCAACATGGCGAGCTCGACCGATTCCTCGATTACGTCCATCGTGCGACGCACACTGATGAAGTTGTCCGGCGCGGTGGAACTGGGATACGCGGACGAACGGTTGCCCCACACGCGGAAGCCAGTACCGAACGCATTGAACACGGTAAGTATCCCATTGGAGTTCAGATTGTTGACGTCCGACGCGGAATCGACGGCCGACGAATAGAGCTGCACGTCGGGTCCGAGAATACCTCCCACTTGCACATTGGACGGCGACCACCAGTAGCCGTTGGCGAGATCGCGAGCGGCGATCGCGCCAGCCACCCATGGCGAGTAAGGCCCTACTGCGAGCGCGTTGAACTGTGCGCTCAGAGGCGCACCGGTTGCGCCTAGAGTAACACCAGTAGGAACCAGGCCGGTGTCGAAGAAGTTCTCTTGCGGATAACACAGGATGGCGCGCTTGCTCGAAGTGTTGAACGCATTGCCAGCCACTCCACGATTGCTGATTGCGCTCGCAACCGGCGTCGATGGCGCCGAATCTATCAACGCTACCGCTCGGATCTTGTTCGCGAGCGCGATCTCAGCCGCGGCTACGTCCGCAAATTGTGAGAACCCCGGCGCGATCAGAATCTTCGCGAAGAACCCCATCGTCCCGTATGTAGTCAGCAGCGCTTGAGCTCCCGTGTACGCGCCATTCGTAATCGCGCCGATGACGTCGGCGTCTTGGACCTTGGTGGGATCTGCGAAGTTGAACGACACCAGGACGGTCGCACCCGATGCGATGTGACCTCCCGACGCCGATGGCACAATCGTGATGACTCCGTTAACGGCATCTAGTGTATAGTCAGTTCCTACCGCATAGGTGGTACCGGCGGGGTCGCTAGTGACCACCACGCTCGCGACGCCCATGTGCCCGAGGTTGATTACACCTAGCGCACTAAATGGATAAGCCGTGGCAGCGACTGCAGTGAAGTGCCTGGCCGGGTCGAACACATTGATGACGATGACCTGCCCTGCGCCCTGATTCTGAATCGACGTCAGCGCGTATGGGATGGTATAGCCGCGCACGATGGGCCCGAATTTCGCCGCATCGAGCGCCGATGAAACCAGCGTCGGTGTATTAACCGCCGGTGCGGTCGCAGGTGCTTCGACCGCCCAAGATGGAGCTGTGCCGACCAGACCTATAACGGCGGATTTGACCACCGTCACCGGGACTGGGCCACTTCCAACTTCGATCACTTCAATTCCGTGTAGAAAACTTGCTGGCATCATTTCACCGTATGATTTTGAATTGACCTTCGGCTAAGATTGCGACTCTTATGCAAAGGGGCCTGGTTCTCCCAGTGAAGCAACCGCTGTATCGGCATAACTCCATGCGATGTTGACTGCTGCGCCGATTGCTATCCCGCCCGAAGGTATGCGGGTCACGATTCCGTTCACGGGATCGAGCATGAAGTCGGTATTCGACATGAACGCCGGCCCGCCGAGGGCGCTGACTGTTACTGCGATGATGTTTCCGTTTGGAAGCTGGATCTGATCGTTCGAGTCGAAAGTGAACTCCGTCGCGCCGATTGTGATGGTGCTCTCGCCGCCCGCCTCGAGCGCTACTCCTTTGAGGAAGAGTGGGAAGTTATCGGTCGTAGAAGGCTCGACAGCCATAGTCGTCAGCGCGATAGTCAGGAGGTACGTCCACACTCCTCCATCGGCATCACGCTCGACAAACTTTTCACGCACCATGAAAATCTTGCGCGCGCCGGGGACCTGGTATCCAGTCAGCGCGGCGCGGATCGCTTCCAGGATCGCGTATGCTCCCGGAGAGGTCGCTCCCGGAGTCCCGCCAACGCTCCATCCCAGGTCGCGTACCAGTACGGTGACGTCGAACTCCATCTTTCGTTCCTGGATGATCGACGCAGTGTCTTCCACCTGTCCGTAGTCTGATCCGCGATAGACGACCAGCGCCGCGCCGATTCTATGCGTCAGGCGATAGTTCCTAGGGCTGTCGGGAAAGTGAGCGATCTCGATCGACGTCACCATTGCACGAAGGCGCTCAACAATCGCCGTCTCGATGCTGGCGATATCGATCGGCGTGGGCGGCGAGAACCGCTGCCCGATCCATGGCGCGTCGAGAACAACTCCCATCGTCCTAGAACCCCATCATGCTTTTGCGATTAAAGATGCGCGCAGGTCCCGCGGCCTGTTCAGCGCCCTGTGCGATCTCAGTCTCATGACCATCAGCGCCGATACCCAGGGTCATCTCACCACTCGCCACCTTGGTTAGCATCGCGATCGCATCGTCGTAACGGCGGCGCGCGTCAGCCAGGTCATGAATCGGCCGCAGCGACTGCAGGCGATAGATCGCAACGTCGCACGTGAGCCGATTCAGTACCTCGGGCACGTCTGTGAGTGGCAGCGTGAAGCGGCCGCCCAGGTATCCGTCGATCTCCGCCGAAGCGTCATCCAGCGCCTGCTGAAGAGCGGTGGTATTGATGGTAGTAATCGTAGGATCCTCGTTGGTGAGCTGGACGAGATCGCGATTCGGATACCGATCGATGAGGTCCTGTGGCGTCGCGTAACTCATGACACTCGTTCGCCTCTCCTAGGACAGATACTCGCTCACGATAAGTTCCGCGCTGTTTCTCCAGATGTTCGTGGTAGAAACACCAGAGCTAGAGCCGGTACCTGCCATGAATTCCGAGTTAAGCAGCTGACGTCCTACTTCCTCGAGCGTAGGAGGCACCAGAAGATAGACACCCTTACCGCTGGCCAACGTGCCGAATGGCATCGCGGCGTCAGTCTTAAACGAACGCATTGCAGCGCGCACCGCGCCGTAGTTCGCAGGATTCGAGAGGTCCTGGTTGCTCGCATACGCTAGCTGCCAGAGCCCGACCCCGGTGTTGGCGCGGCCATCGACACCGTAACGAAACTCGCGGCGATTGAAGACCGCCTCATCGTTGATGGAGCTCATTCGCGTCACCGCATACTCACGGCGTAGCTGGAAGATGAAGGGGCGAATCGCGCGTGAAGCGTCGATCAGGAACCAGTACGAGCCCGAACCCGAGCTGTTGATGTTAGAAGCTGTCGAGTCGGCGTCGGCACGTCCCATCGGACCGACAGGATGCGTCGATGAAAAGAAAGGTTGGCCGTCATAGCCGACGACGCTCGCGGGAGTCGTCACCGAGTTCTTGATCATCTGGAAGAGCAACATGTCCGGATGCACCTTGGTGTCCCATCCGAGCTGCTCGATGATCGGCTCATAGACGCCATAGGTGTCGTCTTCGATGTCGTTGCGATCGATCGAGACCGTGTCTTCGAAGTTGCGATTGGCAATGGTATAGGAATGCGCTTCGAGTGCCTGGATGACCCTATCGCCGAGCCACTCACGAAACTTGGTCGTGCGTCCCAGCCATGGATAGGTGCTCACACGGCTGGACGACCGCACGATCGAGCAGATCGACTCGTAGTACGAAGGAGGCTTTTCGAATCCGCGCTGAAAGACGACATCGAAGCCGGTGAACAGTGCGGAGAGATTTTGCGGAGATACTTCCATCTTGATTCTAACTCCTTGCTGGTTGCTGATCGCCTACGCGGCGGATGTCGCCTGATGCCAGAAATCGACCCACACTTCGCCCGATGCGTCGAGGGCGACTACTTGCCCTGCCACTGCGTACTGCTGCACCGAGGCGCCCGATGCGCGATCGGTGGCGGTCACGTTGTTGTCGTCGAGCGCGAAGCATTGGCTGCCCACCGATGCCGCGGTAATCGAGTTGTCCTGCGCATACATGAAGACGCCCTTGCGCACCGCGACCTGGATCGCGCCCGCCGTGCCAGGATTGTTCACCGCGTTCTGCGAAGGGATGCCGTTGACGACATATTCGGCGCGCCCGATCACCTTCTGCGCATTCGCGGTCGTGGTAGTCGCCGATGCGGGAACCGCGTTGCCGGCCGCGTTAATCGCGACCATGCTGCCGAGGAAAATCGTGGTGTTCGCCTCTACGCTCAGGACACGGATACGTCCGCCGTCAGCCATCTCGGGCGTGTTTCGAGAAGTTGTCAGTGCCGCCATCTTTTCACCTTGCCGGTTCGATTAGAGTTAGAGACTCGGATCCGCTTGATCCTGGTTGAGGCGCAAAAAATCGGCGCCGCCACTTCGGCGCTTGAGGAAATCGCGCGAGGTCACGCCGAGCAGCCCGCAGATTGCGAGTTCGGTCGCGCTCAGCATCGAGCCCGCGCGCGAGCGCGATAGCGCCGTCCTCGGATCGCCGCCGAGGCTCATCTCGCCCGGCAGCAACACCGGCTGACGCGCCGAGAAGGTATCGAAGCCCTTGGGATCCGCAGTGCAGTATGCGATCGCCCATTCGCGATGCGCCGGCACCAGCTTGCCGGATCGGATCGCGTCATCGACGGCATGCTCGGCCTTCTCGCGGGCGCGCTGCATCTTGAGCGCGTTGAGTTCGGTGAGCGCCTGCTGAAAATCCGCGACTGCCACGTAGCGCGCGGCATCGAAGCTTTCCGCGCGATGCGCCGTCGCGACGTCGCTGTCGGCGCTCGCAGCCGCGGTCACGCTGATTCGCTTGAGGATGTCATCGGTGGTGGCGTCTGCGCCGAGTCCGAGCATCTCGCGAAGCTGCTTGATAAAATCATCCATATTGCTTTCCCCATCTCCGGCCGCGGAAATCGCGGTCAGGTAAAGATTCGGGTTGTTGGTCAGGCCGGCGCGCAAAAGCCGCGTGATAGTTCCGTCGCTTGGCGAGTACTGGAAAACCGGCGAGATGTAGCGATACTCGTGCGCGCTGATCGCGACGGCCGCGCGCTCGGTCCATTCGACCCGGCCCCAGATGGCGCCATTTCGAATCGCGAATTCCGTGATCCATCCAGCCGCCGGCGCGGGATTTCCGACCGGCGCGCCGAAGTCGGTCGCATGGTCGTAGTCGATGGGAATTCCGGCTCTCATTCGCAACGCGTTGGTCGCGGCGATGACGGCCTCGGGATCCGACAATATGTAGGGCCCGCGGCCATCGCGCCCGTGAAAGCTGCCTGCCGGAACCAGCTGAATCCATTCCGGTGGCGCGACGAGGTCGCTCTCGACTCCGAAGGCTGGCGCGCTGGCGGTCTCGACGCGAGAGAATCCAATGAGCTTGAGTCGATTGGCGTCCCGGTCACCGCCAGCGCGGGTCATGCAGAGGGAATCAGTCATCGCGTGCATTGTGCGGCGATTTTACGAAAGCAGTAAGGATGAACTAATTCAGCCATGCGATCTCTTACGCAGAGAAGGGGAACCTGCATAAAAGTCGGCCTCCGCTGAACATCTAGTCAGCGCGCTACATCATTGTGTGATATGAAACTCCGGTTGCGATGCGAGACATCAGCCGCGCGGATACCTGCCGATCTTGTTGAAAAGATGGTTCTTCCGCCGATGGTCCTTCCGCTAACAAGCGTTTTGCGCCGCGCGCCGCGCTTGCTAAGTTTTCTGGAACAGTAACGTCGCTAACGGGGGCGAAGGAGAGATCCTGCTCATGTCGTGGACCGAAAAATTCTCGCTCATCATGGTGACCGCGGTATTCTCTCTTGTCGGCGGCGCCGCCGCGGAACATTTCTGGCCCGCGGCCGTGCCGCAACTGGGCGCGGCCTCGATCCCGAAAAATCTCAGCGCGCATCGATTCACGCTGGTCGGCGACGATGGCACCACTCGCGCGCTGCTCGATATCACCAGCAAGGGCGTCGCCGAGTTGCGGATACTTGACGACACCGGCAAATTGCGCGCCGGGTTGGGCGTCGCGCACGACGGCGCTCCCGCGCTCGGCCTGTACGACTCGGACGGCAAGACCCGCGCCGAGGTCAGCCTCTCGCGCGGAGTCTCGCGCATGCGCTTGTTCGACCAAAAGGGCGCGGCTCGAATGGGTATGGCGGTGAATGACGGCGGCGCATCCAACATTGCTCTGATCGATGGCAAGGGCGCACAGCGCGCCTCGATTGAGACTACCGACGCGGGAGAATCCACCGTGCGCCTTTCGGATGCGACGCAGCCGCGCATCGGACTCAGCGTCACCCAGGACGGAACGGCGGGCATCGCGTTGCTGGGCGGCGGAATAACGCACGCGGCGCTATCGCTCGACCCGCAAAACCGCACGGGACTTTCGATCTACGGCCCTGACGGGAAGCTGGTCGCGAGCGTCCCGCAGTAGCGCATAACCGGTTCCGGCTCTGATGGTCGGTGCGCGTGTTTCCGCGGCGGCGTCTGATGAAAATCGGCGCTGCCGCATCTTTTGCCTGCCAACGCCCCTCGAGTCGTCAGGCTCGAATCATTCGCTGGGGGTGCGTACTGGTGTGGAAGGAGTCGTGCCCGGTACTTCGGTGGGCAATTTGGGAGCGTTCGGTCCGCACGCCAGATCCCCTCGGTGAGGAAGCGAAAGACACAAGTGATGAGGGCCATCAGTTAGGGCGTGGTACTTCTCGCTAGTGTTATTGACCTGGGTGGCCAGGTCTCCCCAACCATTGAGGCCGCCCGCCGGAAAATGAAGCGTTACTTTTCCCGATTGAAAGACCGCGCCAAACACCACGTACGCAGCATTCGTTTTGATGTATCGATCGACACAGTTGCGTGCGGAGTTATCCGGAGCATGCACATGTAGCTCGACTGAATCCCTGGTTCCCGAGATTTTAGCCTGGAGCGTGAAGTTCTGATCCTTTGCGATTTGCAGAAAGCTTTTGGCAACAGCGCCGGTTTGCGCCTCAAGAGTGCTTCGTGCCGTTGCTGAATAGTCGCAAATGAAGGATTCCTGGGGTTTCTTGACGGCGACCGGACATAGCAATCCGACTCCAGGATCGTCATTGCCACAGGCGGCGACTTTTGCGCCGTCCGGGAGAGGCACTCCCGGGCCACTGCTGAACGCACAGTGCTCCAATTGTTCGTGGCTCACGCTTTTTATTGCATCATCGAGCAGAGCGAACCCTCGCTCAAGGCTCGGATCGACCGCCATGGCGGAAGGGATTTGCATGGTGCACAACACCAAAAATGCAATGACACCTATGAAAGCTCGCACCTTGGGACCGCTCCTATTCATCCTCTCAGGGCATACGCTGAAAAGTGATGTGTTGACGGCTGACGTTGGAGCTGACCGAGTCCACGGTGGGAATCACCGCGAGCCAGGGCAAACATTCAAAGTCCGCCTTTTCGGGAGCACCTAGCTTCTCATTCCACCAGACCGTTCCCTTCAGATAGGGAATCCATTTGCTCAAAGTTGCGAGAGCTGCAGCGGCGGCTTTCTTGTCAGGTTCCGCGCTGGGCAGTCCCAACAGCCCCTCGATCTCCGGATTGTCTATGACCCGCCGCCAACCTTCGATTTCGAGCTGAACAAGACCGGCATTTTCCGAGAGCAATTGCGTCCTGTGCTCAATTTGTAACTCGATCCGATCGTTTCCGAGGTCTGTGTCCTTGGGAGCGCGGACAACCCACTTTGCTCCTTCTGGTTGATCCGAAGTGACAGGGGGAGACGCAAGGAGCAAGAACCACGCTTCCAGCGGCATGTCAGCGTCTAGGGGACTGAACGAGCCATCGACCGCCAGAACCACGGGCTTCGATGATTTCTGTCCCGCCTTTACGGTAGTTGTACGGCCGGATCCAAAGGTGAAGTGAAGTTTAACCTTCCTCTTCTCCAGGTAATGACCATTTTCAAGATCTATTTCCCAGGTTACAGCGTAGCTAAGCCCTCGCTGCATAGGGGTGGCCCAGGCTAGGTGGTGGAGCTTCGGCGGCTGTGCCTCGACCGTGGTTACGACTCTGTCGCTCGACCAGGCCAGACAGAGAACAAGGGCCAGCGATACAATCACCACGCTGTGGCGACGGCAGGATTTCAGGCTGGCGATGAGCCGGCACTGTGGCGTCATATGGAATCCTGTGAGCTGGACTCGCCATAGACTATCGCCGCGCCCGACTAAGTCAACCTGTTTCGCAGGCCCTGCTGGACTCGGGCAAACCCGGTGCGTCTGTGGTTTCCTCCGCCTTGGTAACCGGTGGTTGTGATGTGATCCGCGTTGACTGCCACACACAATTCTGTTGTCGCTTCTGGCGCCCAGCCCGCTCAGCAGAAATGCCAAGAAGATGGACGGACTCTCTCGGTCTTTCGGCGGCAATTTGATTTGAGGCACTGTTCGATGAATCGGCGCTGACTGCGAACCTTCTTTACCTTGCGCGACAAGGCGAATGACTACATTGTTTAGAACCGAGGAGAAGGGGGCAAATGGGGGCGGCCGCAAAACGATTTCGTTCTTCTCCTGCATCGACCGCGCCCTTCCCGCGGCTGGTTTCTTCACCCGGGCAGCCGGCGCGCGAGCATCGGATACTTCGCGAGCGCGCGCTCATCGGCAATAGCGATGAGGCAGATTTCGTTCTCAAGGAGCCCACCGTTTCGCGCCGCCACGCGTTGATCATCAAGCGGGACGCGACCTATCTGCTGTCTGATCTCGGCTCCCTCAACGGCACTTTCGTCAACGGCACAAAGCTCGTTCCCCGCACCGAGCACGCTCTCTCCAGCGCCGATGACATTCAGATCGGCAGCCTGCATTTCACTTTTCTATCTTCGGAAACCGCCAGCGAGACGCATTCGAGTCGCCGGTGGAAGTATTTCGTGGGCCTTATCATCGTGGTCCTGCTGCTTGCGATGGTCACCGCGTATTTACTGAGGCCGCCATTTCGGAAAGCACCCTCCGTTCGTCCAGCGCCGCCTGCCGCGACGGTCGGCGACACTTGGCTAACCAGCCTCAATCATTATCGGCAAAGCGCGGGACTGACTCCGGTTAGCGAGGCGGCCGCGCTCTCGACCGGCGATGCGAATCACGCGCGCTACCTGGTCGCCAACAAAAGCGCAATGATTCGTAGCGGCAGGATCGACGCCTCGATCCACGATGAAGATCCGGGGCAGCCGTACTTCACGCCGGAGGGAAAAACCGCCGGCGCGCTCAGCGACGTCGATACCGTCTTCGCGGACCCGCCGGAAATTCCAGACTCGCCCTGGGCGATCGAAAACTGGATCACCGGCCCGTTTCATCGCATGTGGCTGCTGAATCCCGCCTTGCGCGAGGTCGGCTACGGACAATTTTGTGAAAACGGAATTTGCGCCGCCGCGCTCAACATTCGCAGCGGCGTTAGAGCGACGGCGAGCACCTCGCCGGTGGTGATGTATCCGCCCGACCGCGTCACTATTCGCAATGGCACGTTTAGCGCGGACGAAGTGGAGTGGCCCGACCCGCTCGCCACCTGCGGATATCACACGCCTGCCGGCATTCCAATAACCCTACAAATTGGCGGCAGCGCGACGGCGAAGCTTGATGGCTTCTCGCTCGCGCGCAATGGAACGGTGGTCGAGAGCTGCGCCTTCGACGCATCATCTTATAGGAGCGGCGATCCGGTCGCCGTCGAGCGGGTGAAGAAGCAACTCGCGCATTTCGCCGCGATCGTGATGGTACCGAAGGAGCCGCTGGTCCGCGGCGCAACCTACCAGGTGAAGATCACGGCTTCGGGCAAGACGTTCTCGTGGCAGTTCGCCGTCGCGCCCTAATACCAAGTCCTGGAAACGCCGTCATCCTTCCATATTCCCTGTCGCTGAAAGGGGCGCGAGGTACTAGTGAGCCGGGTGAGGGCGTAGCCGCTTGCGGCGCTCGCCATTCGCACACAAAATAGCGGCGGGGGAATTTATTTTGAAAATCTCGTTTCCACGTTTCCATGGCGTCATCACCATCACCCTGACGATGCTCACCATAACACTCGCGATCGCGGGATGCTCCGCGCTGCAGCCCGACCCTGCGGTAGTGGCAGATCAAAAAGAATCGATGCTATCGGCGGCGGGCTTCAAAATGCTGCCCGCCGACAACGCGGATAAACTCGCAAAGGCGCAAGCGTTGCCCCAGCTCAAGGTGAAGTACTTCAGCGATCCCGACAGCACCGTGCACTACTGGATGGCGGATGCGCAGTTCTGCCATTGCGTTTACGTCGGCAATCAATCCAACTATCAGAAGTTCAAAGAAATGCAGTTCCAGGCTCAACTTGCGAATGAACAAAGCCAGTCAGCGGAAATGCAGTCGATGGCGGCGCAGGAAGAAGAGATGGAAATGATGAATCCGATGCTGGTCGGCCCAGTCTGGCTTTACTGATCGTTCGCCACGCGTTGTTGTAACTTGGACTTCGACGCCTTCATTGCCGATTGTCGCCGCGATTGGCCCCAGTTCGATCAGCCCAAAAAGCTGCAAGCGGCTCGTCATCCAAATGACCGGCGCGTCGCCGATGTGCTCGCCGAGGTTCCCGGGATGGCGACCGAGAACAAGCTGCGGCTGCTAAATCTCGCGGTCGCGCATCTCGCGCGCGACGAGGTTTACGTCGAGGTGGGATGCTACAAGGGCGCGAGCATCGTCGGCGCGGCGCGTGGAAACGCCAGCGCTAAAATTTTCGCATGCGACAATTTTTCGAAGTTCGACGGCACCGAAGAGATCCTCAAGGCCAACCTCGATCGCCACGCGCGCGGCCAGGTCGAGTTTTTCAACATGACGTCGCGCGATTTTCTGCGCCAGGCGCCGTGGCGTCCGGCGCGCGTCGGCGCATACTTCTTTGACGGCGGGCATAGCTTCGTCGACCAGTTCGAAGGGTTGCAGTATGCCCTGCCCTCCTTCGCTGACGACGCGCTCGTCATCATCGACGACACCAACAAACGTGAGGCGCGCGCTGCCGATGCGCTGTTCGCGCGGATGGTCCCGGGCTTCCAACTGGTGCTCGACCTGCGCACCCCGCGCAATCATCATCCGACCTGGTGGAACGGCATCCAGGTTTTTCGCTTTCGCAGGCTCGCCTCGACGCCGATGGTGCTGCCGGATCCGGGCGCGCCGTTCTGGGTGCGCAGGATGCTCTACGATTCCATCGCGCTCAACTTCAAGCATCGCCGGCGCGCCTTCAATCGCCGCGTGA